TACTAGCAGCCTTTCTGTCAGAGTTAATTATGATAACTTTAACAGTATTGTTACCATTCCATAACCCTATTACATTAGCTTCGCCTACACCTTCTACTTCTTTAGCCCATTGCTTATAGTGGTAATCATTGCCACTCGTAGCTGGCTCTCTTAACTCTTCATAGTAGCGTTCACGCAAATCATCGTCTGCTTCCTCATTTTCGCCACCTTTTGCAGCATCATCGTTAATAACTGCATTGATACCAGCAATAGTAATAGGCATCTGCGTTATTGTACCTTTAGGAACATTACCAACTACACCAGCTTTAGTGCATCTGATTTTGATGATAGAGTTATCTACTACATCCTTATTTTCTAGCGACTCGTATTGAATACCGCTTTCACTTTCGAATAAATCACCCTCATGAATAGTTCCGTTACCATCTACAATACGTAGGTTACATACTGCCTTAGTTGCTAACTTTCGTTGTGTTCCTTTGCGTTGGAATACTACCCTTGTTAGTTCATCACCTGTTAAGTTATCCACGTTTTGTTTGCGTTCAATTTCTTCCGCCTTCTTCCACAGTTCAAGTAAAGCAAATGCTTCACCTCTTGTTATGTCATACGTTGGAAAGCCTTCTGTTTTCTGATACGCATCATCAATGTTTTCAAGCATCGTATTATGGATGCTATCAACACTATAATTCGAATTCATGTTCTATCTTCACCTCTTCCCCTGTATTAGTAACTACTGTGAAATAAAAAATACCAGCATTGAATTGCCAATCTTTGACAACTACAACACATGGTACTTTGTTCATGATACCTTCGGTTATTCTTCTTTTTATTTCAGATACTTTATATGCACGTGGCAATCTGTACCCTAATAGCTTAGTTAGATCTAACCCAAAGCTATCACTATAGATTAAGTATTTCTTCATTTCAGTACGAATAAATAACTCAATCCATTGTTTAATTGCTTCAATCTGCGTATCTTCTACATTGCGACCATCTTCAAATACAAAGCGATGTGTTTTATAGTCGAATTTAAATGACCGCCCCACTTTATGTTGTGCGTTTGTAGCAGTTTTAGTAGATTGGATAGAGTTTGTGAAATTGTAGTCCTTTGGGAACATCATACCCCCTCTTTCACAATATCGACGATAAAGAAATGTTGCTCGTTTTCATCTGGTATAACAAGCACTTTATCGCCAGCTTTCCATAATTCATCAAGCACTATCTTGCCATCACCCTGTGCTTCATAATCAGATTGTGGCCCAGCTGGACACCCTTTGTGTGTCATTTTGCCACTATGTCGATAAGAGTATGTGGTGATATGGTGAATCAACTGAAAGCATACATAACCATTAGATGCATCTATCATAAACTTCCCATCTTTGATAGCTACCTTCCATGGTGAAGTACTAATAACCTCACCAAGGCAAGCACCTATTCGTATAGGGTTAGTTCTATCTTTGAACATAGAAGCCATCTGACTGTGCCATTCTTCCATATGTACCCCCTTATGACATTCTAATTACTTTACTAGGTGCTTCGTTTGTGTGCCATGCGTTATTGGCATCTGAATAGAATTTAGCGTGTCCTTCGCTACTACTATTGCCAAAACCACCGCCAGCACCATCAGAGATAATAACGTGTTGATTATTACCATAGACTAAGATATCACCTTTTTTAGCGTAGCCATCAAAGGCTTCCACCTTATATCCAGCACTTTGTGCGTTATTAACTAATGTATCTACATTAGCCGTGCCTATATCCGCTTGTTGCTTTAAAAACGGACTGTAATATGAACCAGCCTTAACCGCCACATCTACGCACCCATTATCACGATATACGCTTTGATATCCGTTGAGTGCGTTCATACCAGCATCAACTTGTGTTGCATTAGCGGTACTATTCGTAGCATTAGGTGTAACAGTTGTAGTAGTGCTAGTTGCGTACTTGCTTGTATCAAGTTCTTTCGTTACACGTTTTAGATCTAATGTCATAGTATGATTAACTCCATAATTATGCTTGCAGTTTTCTACTATGAATTTATCGTGTATGTCTACTGTGTAATCATCAATTATAATAATGCGGCCACTCCTTACTGTATCATCACCTAATAATGTTAGGTTTAATTTTTCAGCTACCTTATTGGTATCTTGAATGGTCTTTTTAGCAATTTGTGCAGTCTGTGCTTGTTTCTTGTTATCAACCTTTACTATCTTCTTAATTAAGCCATATTTCTTGATGCTTTCGTCATCTTGAATAGTAGACTTAACAGATGTACTCTTTTCCTTTTGAGATATAGCTACAATGCTATTACGCATATCTTCCATGCTTAAATCTCTTGAGTAATTGTTAATAGGTTGAGTGATAACCTTATCAAGCACTAAATCCTTGTAATCCTCAACGTGTATCTTGCCATCTCTGTATTCTAAGCGGTATTTATAGCCAGTTTCTTCCGTGGCTTGCTTGATAATATCCTTGATAACATCAGATACTGTTTCACCTTGATATATCTTTTTGATACTAGTCTTAATATCAGCCACATTACCAAGTGGAACGCTATTCTCACTACACACTTTCTTGATAGCTTCAAGGCCACTAACACCATTGAATTGAATTTCTATCTCTGATTTGTTGAGATAGAAGCAGTAATCAAAGCAAGTATAACTATATTTGTTAGCACCGCTTTGTTTTTCCGCTACTACAATACCTTGAAATACTACTTGCTCTTGTTGTTCTTCGTTAAGCTGCGTTGTAGCGCTCTTATTGTTGTTGCTTAATTGGTTGCTAAATTCTACCTTACCGCCAATAGCAAGCCGTGTACCCATAAGGTTAAAATCAAAAGGGTTATCTGCTAAATCAAATGTAAATTCTTGACCTAACGTATCAATACCATCTGACCTTTGATAGTTATTTGTATAGGCGGTAATTTCACGTGTTTCAGTAACGTCTTTACCATCTTTTCCTTTGGTTGTGTTCGTATACTGTAACTTCATTTCTTAACCGCCTTACTATCAGTAGTCTTTGTATCCGTAGCCTTATTTTCGCCACCAGTCGAAGATTGAGCAGTAGTTGATGTATTAGTATATACATACTCTTCAATACCTATTGTGGCTTTAATATCGCCAATTTTGTCATATGTGTATGATAGATCATTAATGACACATGGCATATTAAGGATTTCGTTGCCATCAGACTGAATAATGCATATCCGCATCACAGCTTTCATCTGCCGTTGTGCTTGAAAGAATTGTAAACATTGCAAGCCGTCTGTACCATTACCACGAATAAAAGAGTAATCCTTATTCACAGGTAATAGGATATTGTCTAGGCTTAGTGTTCGTAACCCTAAAGGCCCTATAAGTTTAATATCACCTCTAAGACCATTAAAGGTTTCATTAGCTTGCGGTTCACTAATCGTAGGTAAAGGGTTAGGTACTACAGGTAATGTAATGTATTCATCCGTTAATTCAGAGTGAAATACAATATCTGTAGTTGGTTTTCGTTCGGCATAATCTAAAATCTTACCGACTAAACCATGTGAAATCTTATCTGCAAACTTAGTAGCACGTGTTACTGCTAACTTTTGCAAGTCCGCTTGTTTCGTCATTAAGCGTTGTTTCATTACGCTTTTAGCGTTGTCTTGAAAGCTCATTTCACACCCCCTACATATTGCCCATAGCTAACATTACTTTATCTGTAACGTGTCTACCACACGCATCCATGAAGTCTTCATTACCAATCACATTACCTTGTACAGTTACATTGACTGTTACATTACCACGGCCACTTGCTAATTGCTTCATGCTTTCATCGTGTGGAATTACTTGTGATCCATTCGGTAGATTGATAATTTCGCCACGTTGATTTTCGTTGACATATGTCGCTCCACCTTTCCAGTATTCAGTACCAGTTGCATTATGTTCACCAGTTACACGGCCTATAGTATTGTTATATAGCCATGCTCCACCCTCTTTGATAGCATCGATTTTATCACCAGCCCATTGCAATTTATCTTGAACCCATCCAAGTACATCCTGTGCAATAGATTTGATAATTCCAAAGTAGCCATTAAAGATTTGGACTAACCCACTAAAGGCCATATCCCAGTTACCAGTAAATACACCAACAAGAAAATCAATAATACCATTGAAGATTTGTATAACACCATCAAGTATAGGACTCATGATTTCCATAAAGCGGTTATAAATAGGTGTAACAACCTCTATAACACCATTTACAAATTCAGTACATCCACTTACTAAGCTATCCCATAATTCACTAGCATAGCTTGAAATAGCATCCCATACACCTATTGCCACCTCTTTTACTGTATCCCAGTTATAGATCAATAACGCAATAGCAGCAATCACGGCATACAATGCAAACACCATAGGATTGGCAATCATTAGCATATTCAATACTCTTACAACTTTAACTACAGTCATAAAGCCACTGAATATAGATAACAATATAGGTAAGATGCTAGATATTACATTAAAAGCAACAAACCCAGCTACAACTACTTTAAGAACAGGCACTAAGAACCCAAGATTATCAACACACCACTTAATAACACTACCTAAAGTGGATAGAACGCTTTTAACTACGTTCATACCTTCTGTTAGATTTGTTTTAATTGTTTCTTTGTTTTCTGTGATAACCTGTGCTATCCATGTAAATGCACCGCTAAACAGTCCAAATATGTCTTGTATTACAGGTGCTACCACAGGCATGATAGTGCTTACCATGTCAATAAAGGCTTTTTGCATAGGCAATAGACCCTTACCAATCGTAGCCATTAGTGCTGCCTGTTGGTTCTTCATCCGTTTTAGTTGTCCATCTGGTGTATTAGCTAGTATTTCATTCTGTTTAGAGAATGTACCATTAACGATTTCATTGATAGTAGCCAAGCGTTCTGCTTCAGTACCATTTTTAATGATTAGCTTTTGTGCTTCAGTTAAAGGTATCTTCATCTTAGTCAAGCCAGCTACATCACCATTGAACGCTCTGCCGATTGCTTGTGAAGCCAACTGTGCATCTTCTGCCGTAGCATTAATACCAAATTTACCAGCCACTAAATTAGTTAAGGCTTCAGATAATCCGTCCACCTTATCAACAGGAACATTCCATTTATTTAACTCTTGATAACCAGCACGAATAGTACCAGCAGAGATAACCCCTACTTGGCCCCATTTAGATGCATACTCGTTCAACTGCTTTTGTGCAGCATCTAGCGACTGTGCCGATTTATCATACAAGGAATTGTTATTGGCCAAGCTATTACGCAATAATGTTTGAGATAGTTCCGCACTTTTTGCTACATCAAGTGCTTTCTTACCATAGTCAACAATAGCACCAACACTAGCAAACGCACCCAAGCCTGACATTGCTAAGCCTACTTTACTAATGCTTCCAGCAATACCTAAGAATTTGTTATTAATTCCGTTACCAAAATTACTTAACTTATTCTTCATGGCGACCATCTTGCGTTCTGTGTCTTTCGCACTATCCCCAGCCTTTTTCATAGGTGCAGTAAATTTGTCTTTAAGACTAAGTAATACGTTAATACTTTTAGCCATTATTGCCCCTTTCTAAATCTTCCATATCCAGTTCGAAGCACGCACAATAGAACGTGCGCTCTAATGGATCTAATGCAAGTAACGAGGATAATGTATGGCCTTTTTGCATATAATAGCGGAACATTGTCAGTTCCCTGTCCGCCCTTATTGCTTTTTTACATCTTCAACAGGATTTGCAATACCATACATACCCAAGATAGCTTCACCCAATGCAGTAATATCTTCCACGCTATCGTTTAGCACTTTATACACTACATCTGTAGGTTCAGCACATTCATATTTTGCTTGTAATTCTTTATTTTTAAACAAAGGAACGCAAGCATAGATGAGTTGTACCATTGCATCCATTACAGTTGATAGTGTTGCATCCTGTTTGATTTCATCCATAATGCGTAACACAGTTGGTAATGGTTGATGAATTACAGTTAACTCACCGCCTAAGCCTTTTACATATACATCTTTAGATTGAAAACCCTCTTGCATATTGCGGTTAAGCAAATCTTCAAGTTGTAATTTAGCCATATATTATCCACCTCACATTAAAAAGGAAAGGCGATGCATAAGCACCGCCCACATATTAAAGAATTAAGTCTAAGTAGTTGTAATCAGCAAATTTGAAAGGATAGCTTTCTTCTTGTACCTTTTTGTTTTCAAAGCCATGTGTTAATTCATCCAAAGTAACACCAGTTAATTCAATACGTTCAGCACCATTTACATCTGGGTCTGTTAATTTAGATACAATTTTAATATCTGGTACACTACCATTTTTAATTTTACCTGCAATCTTTTGTGCTACACGGCTATCGATTTTGTGGAGTACTAATGTACCAGCACCTTCAAAACCTACTAAGCGTTGATGTACACCCATTTCGCCGTTAATGTCTACCGCTTCATATTTAAGGGAGATTTTAGCTTCAAAAGATTTAACATTTGCATATAATTCGCCATCAATCCATACCTTACCAAATTGGCCACGTAAGATTTGATTATGAATGTCTTTACTTGCCATACTTTACCCCCTTATTCCATAGTAATTTGGAAGGACAAATCTTCCATAGCATCCAAGATTTTAACTTTAGCAGCAATAAATACAGTAGATTTGAAGGACATTTCTTTAACTTTCGCTTCATCCCAATCTTCTGCTTCTGTTTTGCCTACAGATAACCATGCTTGTCTTTGGTTTTCTACATCAACGAACGCATGATTATCATATTCTGGGTCTAGAATTTCACCATTAACAACTTTAGTTAAAGATTTGAAATATGCGTTTACAGAAGAGATAAATAAGTATTGGTTATCCAAGTGGTTTTTATACTTGCCCACGTAGTACTTTTTAAACGTGGAATACAAGTCCTCTTGAATTAAGTCCATACTTTCAACAATGATGATTTTACGCATATCTTCTGTATCAGTAGATGTGAATGTAGTTAATGTATTAACACCACGGCCCACACGCACTACATTATCTTCATCATCATTGATGAGGAGCAGCCACCCCTCATCTGTCCACTTATTTACATCTTTTTCTGCAGTAACATAAGAGTTATCCACATAGTCTAAATCTTCCAATTCGTAGTATGTAATGCTTCGGTTCATTGGTAAGTTAGCCAAAATAGATGTAATTCGTGGTAGGTAATCAGTCATTTTGACATTAGTGCCAGCTTCCGCATCAGCTTCATGTACAAAATTACCTTTCATATTTACTACGTGTTTATCATCTGCAACTGCTACGTTAGCAACTACACATTTAACTTTGCGACCTTTAGAGATAACATTACGAGATTTTGTATAAGATACCAAATCTGTTTGCCACTCTGCTACTGTAGTACAAGCCCAGTTGTATTTAATGCGGTCTAATACTTGTTTAAGGTCTGCAAATGCAGTTGTTCTAGTTGGAACGTGTAACACTACTACTTTGTTTACGTTCACATAGAAGCAACGCTTCAACAATTTAATTGTATCGGCATTGTATTTTTTATCGGTAATGTCTGCTTCAAATTTGAATACATCATAACCAATAGTAGTTTGTTTATCGTCTTTAACGATAACTAATGCAGTACCACGTTCGGAACGTAGCACGGCAGATACCGCCTTTTGCAAGAATACGATATCAATATTTGGTAAGCCAATCGCCATATTCTGCTCCTTTTACCCATTAAAAATAGCACCCATACATTGTGGGTGCTATAACTATTCTTCCGTTGACTCTTGCAACTCTCCGTTGACAGCCAATTTTTCCATGTAAGGTGCGGAAACTTCTGGTCTGTTTTGATAGATCGTTACATCAAAGTTAGTGATATATGACATATCAGCCTTATTGATTGTTTCGACTATATCAGATGCAGTAATACTAAATCCATCTGCTACGCTAACAGGCATTGCTAACATCTCACGCAAACTTTCCCTTGCTTTGAGTAAGTTAAGATAGCCAATCTCACGCTTTTCATTGAAGTAGTAGATATAGATATTAAGCGTATCACCTCTTAGGATTTCGCCTATATCTTCATTGTTAAAGTCTACAACCTCAATAAAAAATGACGGCCTAGTAAATCCCTCTGAAATATCCCTATCATTAACATCACAATTAAGCAGTTCTCTGCACTTTACGGTTAATGCTTTTACTATTTCAACTGCAGTTATCACTAGCCTAAACCTTTTTCATTAAGCATCTTATCAATAAATTCTTCCGCTAACCCTTGATATTCTGACGGAAAGGCTCTAGCAGTTTTACCCATTACATTCTTCCCTCTAACAAATGCTTCTCCTGTGTTGCCAACTATCAATTTAGGTTTACCCTGTGCAGAATGACCTAACATCACGTGGCCATGTTCAACTAACCATGCGTGCGGTGCAGTATTCTTAACACGTACTTGCCACTCATCCTTGCCATACTTATACGCTCTATCACGTTTTAAGCCTTTAACAAGGTTCTTTGTGCCTTGCGTAGTACCGCTTTTATAGTTGTTTTTGGCATTAGCTTTCAGCTTATTGCCAGCACGTTGAAGAAAATTCTTTGTATCTTTCGGAAAGTCTTTAGTCGCTAGGTCTAGCAACTCTTGAGAAAACTCGCTTAAACCTTCTGTTTCAATATCAACACCCATTAGATTACAACCTCTGTAAATATTTCTAGTCGCTCTTTATTAAGGTATGGATCCATAACATACAAGATGTTATATTTCTGCCCCTCAATAATTAGCCACATATCCGGTTCAATATCATTGCGATACCTACACACAATCTTATGTGTAGTTCTAGCAAGTGTAGTTTCTGCCGTTCTACCACTTAATAGACCGCCAGTCTGTGGAATGACTCCACAATGCATATTGCCTATAACTGTATCAACAATAGGATATTGCCCCAATTCATTCATAGTGGTTGATTTTCTGTTAGCGTGAATTTCTGCTTGATGTTGTAATAGAGTGCTTAATCTACCTTTTCTATACATAATTTCACCTATAATAAGTTTATTGAATACTTATCTAAGATAGCTTGTGCCGTAGGGTTTACTACCGCATTTTCAACGGCCGTAAATGTGCGATTATCGTAAAATTCACCGCATAAACTCAATACGGCAATAGGCATATCTTCATAATCATCAAGTGTAGTCTTATCAGCAATACCCATATATGTCATACAATAGGAAATTGCTGCAGATAATACCATGTCTAAAATAGGTTTAGTGTCGGCTGTAACATCAACACGAATATAGTTCGATACAATATCAAGATTTAACTCACTAACTTTCATGTTTACTCCTCTGCTTCAGCCTTTTTGCTTTTGGTTTTAGCTTGTTTTACAGGTTCGATGTAACCAGCTTGTAATAGATCATTGATGATTACCTCGTCTGTATACTCACCAATGCTATCAAGTGGGGCAGATACTACCCCACTATAACCAACTAACACCTTGTACTTCATGACTATTAAGCCATTGCTAATGTAGCAATACGTTGTTCATCAACGATTTTGCCGTCAACTTCAACATAACCAGCTACACCAACTGCGTATTGAGTATAGAAGCGCTCTTGCAATACAGAGATTTCAGAGTTTTCACCGCTGATTTTTGTAGCATAACCTTTAAGGTCAGCATAGATTGCAACTTTAGCTTTTGTAGCAATTTTAGGCATATTGTCAGACTCGTAAACAGGACGGCCTAACAATGTGTAGCCATAACCATTTGTAAGGTCTTTATTCAACAAGTATTCGCCTTGTGTATTTTTCAATTTAGCACATGCTTTGAATGTTTCAGGGTTCATGATGAACACACCATTGCCACGATATGCTTGCGGTACTTTGAATTGAAGTTCAATTAAGTCATCAGCAGTAATTGCAGTTGCACTACCAGCAGTAACAATGTTTTTAGCTTGCAATAAACCTTGAATTTTAGCAGAACCATTGATCATTTCGTTTTCTAAGAATACTACGATTGCTTCAGCTACTTTAGTTACTACATAGTTTACGATATCAAAGCCAGCGTTATTGATTAAGGATTTAGATACTTTAGTCAATACACCTACTACGTTACCTTTCAATGTAACAGATTTGAATTTACCGCTTGTGCTTTCAAGTTCTTGGAATTCACCAACGTATGCACATGTAGTTTTGTTAGTGCTTTCATCTTCAACTGCGAATACCAAATCACCTTTTACATCGTAGAAGTCAGAGTTTTGGATGATTGGAGCAATACGTTTAACAGTACCAATGATGCGTTCTGCGATTGTGGATGGAATTACTACACCATTATCACCTTTAGTAAGGTTTACATCTGCACGAGTTTCAGTGTCAGCAAATGTAGTTTCACCACTACGCAAGAAGTTAGCGAACGCACGTTCTTCTGCCATTGCCATTGCTTTTGCATCAGTTTTAGCTGGTTCTTCATCATCAGACACAGACATCATGGAACGTTCTTCTTTTGCAAGTTTCAATGTTTTGTCAATGTCTGTTACTTCTTTTTGTAGACCTTCGAATTTTGTTGTTTCTTCTTCATTAAGGGCACGAGTTTCTTCATCTGCCACTTTAACAAGGTTGTTCATTTCTTCAACCAAACCATTACGTTTTTCAATAAGTTTTTTAAAATTCATGCTATCCTCTTTTCTTTGCATTAAAAAAGCACCCACATATTGTGGATGCTAAGCATTTAATTTATTCAAAATGTCATGATATTTCTGATTGCTGGTTTCTTTTTCATCATCAGTCTTACGTTCTTCAATATCATATTCCAATGTACCTGTTGCAGTTTCGTTAGATCTACACTCAAGTAAATCTTCCCCTTCATCTGCTCGAACATTGATAGATGTTGCAATATATGCTGGGTTCACAGACAAAATACTAACTTCACTTACATCAATAGCTTTAAGCGTGCGGACTTCTGGCATATTCTCCTGTTTATCCCACGCATCTTCTAGTTTTCTAAAACCAAAAGACCAGCCTTTAAGTTGTCTATTTTCTGCAAGTTGTACTACTTCCGCATCAGATACAATAGCTTTTGCGTATAAGCCAATGCTATCTTCTCTTAATTCAAGCGAGCCGTCTTGTTGGTCTCCCAATTTTCTGCGGTGGTTGAAGCGTAACTCTACATTGTTATTACGTTGTAATGCAGAATTGAACGCACCACTTTGTACTTTTTCTAAAAAATTACCCCTTACATCACGAATAGGCTTACTTAAACGCTCTGTAACATTTACATAACCCTCAATCGTAACTGCACCATTACGGACTTCAATTTTCATCATTCTCACCCCCTTTCACAGATTTTAGTGTGGTTAAATCACCAAGTACACCAGTATTTGGTGTGTACACTTTCTTCGTATCTGGATAATAGAATACGTTCGCAAGGTTCATGCTTACGAAATCGATACCCATAGGGGATAAGTCCTCACGTTGACGAATTTCATCCACGTTAATCCAGTTGCTATCCAATGCAGTTTTATATGCATTAAAGCGTGTGAGCATATCAGCTTTAAGCAAATCATTCATATCTAAGCTAAAATACAGATTACCTTTTTCAGTTTCAAGCAACATCGAACGATTGATAGCTTCAACAAAGCAATTCACGATTGGCATAATCGTAGTTTTAACAAAAATATTAAATGCTTTTTCATCTGTAAATGTTTTATCAGTAAAACCAAACAATTTATAAATTAAATCAGCGTTTGTCTGTTTACTTTCGTTGAGTTGGTTTTCTACGGCAGTACTATCAGCACTTTCAAATGTAATACCCTTATTAAGTACAATTACATCGCTAGTGCCTAGTTTAGCCGTCATCATTCGCCATGCTTTTTTGAGTGCTTCAAGTGCTTTGACTGTCAATCTCCCCTCAGATTTAAGGAAGCCTTTACGCACACCCTTACTGATTACACCATTTTCATATACAAGTGCATTGTACATACTAGAAATCTGTGTAGCATTATCGTCTAATAACCCTCTACCATGCACCCCATCGTTGCTATTTCTAACCGCACGCATGATATTAAAGTTATCGTAGTAGTTCCCATCTACTAGAAATAACACAGTCCTATCAATTAGTTTGCCGTTATCTAGCACGCTTACACGATATTTAGGCAAGTATTGTAACGATGTAGCACTGTTACCATCTTTACCAATGTAACAATAACAGGCACCTTCCATAATTAGATCATTAATCATGGCTTGCTTTGTTTCAAATGCACCTAGCGTTGAATTCGTTTCAATGTTCAATAGCTTTGTACGTTCATCGTCTGTGATTTCTGTAATAGTGTTACCATCTCTCCTATACAGTTTGATAGGAATACCAGCAATAATACCACTAATCAAAAACAACGCACTTGCTACCGCTGGCACACTTAATGCTTGCCTACGTGTTACTGTTGTAGATGCATCAAAGCTAGGAAGCCCTAAGTCCACATCGTCAGCCGTATCAATGAATGAGTTTTCGCTTACTACCGCTTCTTCTCTGACCTCTAAACCAAAGATATTTTTAATCAATCCCAATATTTCACCCCCTTTCTACATTTGCACTACCCAATCAAGGGTACTATTAAGCATATAATTTTGATGTAATAGATACATCGCATTGATGCCAGCTACTACCATATCAACCTTACCTCTTGATTTTTTCTTGTTTACATATCGGTTCATGTTCGTATCATACACGCAACGTGAGTTTTCAAAGTTTATCTCAAGTAATTTATTGCCTTTTTCATAAACAAGATTGCCATCGGCTACTAACTCTGCAAGCCACTTAGTCGCTGGATGCAATACACTAGAATGTTGTTTAATTTCTACCATCGTATATCCAGCATCCTCTAGCTTTTGTGCAGTTGATAAAGCATTGTATCTATCATATCCAATACCCATTACAGTAACCCCATATTTAGCTTCTATTTGCATTATGTAGCGCTCAATAGCACCATAATCAACAGTTCTATTCCCACACGCTAAACAATATCCAGCATTAATAAAATCACGATAAGGAATACGTTCTAGTTTTGACTTTTCATCAATCCTATCTTCTGGCACAAATGCCACCGCATCAATGTATACCTTTTCTGTT